ACCGCACCCGTGAATCGGTTCTTGAGTTCGATTGCCATGGTCTCCGTCCCTCCGCCGCCTACGCGGCCACCTTGCTGAGAATCTTGTCGACGTCGAAGGCCTCGCGAGCCAGCTCGAAGAAGCGGAAGCCGTGGTCGAGCACGGCGAGCGGGTAGTGGTGCAGGTGGAAGTCGGCAAACTCCTTGCCGAAGCGGAGGAGCTGCGCACCGTCGACTTCGACGCCACGGCACTCGCGCAGCAGCTGTCGGTACGACGCAACCTGAGCGATGTAGTCGCCATACACGCCGCTCGACGTCTTCCAGTCGAGGAGCATCAGCTTGCCGTTGATGCGCGCGAGCGCGTCGAAGGTGCCGCCGTACCGGTACTTCTCGCTGACGAGCGGGCTCTCGGTCTCGAGCACCTCGAGCTTCACCTGGTCGCGCCACTCCCGGAACGCCTCGAGGGCCTTCAGGGCGAGCTTCACGTGTTCGGGATTCGAGCGGCTGAAGTCGGGCAGCGGGTCGCCGTGAATGTCGGCCTCGATCATGTCGTGGGCGATGCCGCCGGCGTCGGCTGCGTTGTCGCGCGTCTCGCGGAAGTCCTTCCCGTCACGTCCCTGTGCCCAGGCCCAGTGGATCAGGCCACCGCTCTCTTTGAAGCGGTTGCAGATGGTGGTCGAGCCGGGCACGCGCGTGCCGTCGGCGAGCTTGTAGACAGACGGGCGTCCCCCGCCGCGCTTCGGTGCGGTCATGATCGTGGTCCTTTCAGCTGGTGGCGCCAACGGGCGCCGATGATTCGTTGTTCACGCGCGCGTAGGCGTGGCCCAGCGCGGCTTTCAGCTTGCGATAGTCGTCGATGGTGAGAACGCGCTCGTTCTTGAGCATCTGAAGCTCTGCGCTCAGCGGCTCGAGGTCGTCGTGCGCCTGCGCGCTCTCCATGGCCTCGAGCAGGCGGGCCGTGGCCTTGGTCGACTCAGGGCTGGCCGTCGGGATCGACGTTTGCTGGCGCCCGCGGTTGTCGTCGGGGCGCTCGCCGTTTTGGCTCCGGCGCGGCTCCTGCTGGCGCTGCTGCTGGGGCTCGTCGCCGCCGCCACCATCGTTCTCTCCCCGGGGCATGTCCTCTACGTCCTGAGTAAAGAGGTCGCTGGCGCCGCAGGCGAACAGGATCGCCGCCACGTGCGCCCGCTTGCACGCCATCTTGCGGACGGTGTTGTAAGCGTCGGCGAGATCTGGGTTGGCGACGCGGCCGGCCTCTTGCCCCTCGATCGACTTGTCGCCGTCGGCGAACTTGGCGCCACACCCGTGCTTGTTCTTCTCGGGCTTGTTCCAGCAGAGCCAACCGCCGCCGTACTGTTCCTTGCCCTTGATGATCGCAGCCTCGCCGCACTTCGGGCACTTCCGCTCACCCTGGCGATAGGCGTACTTAGTCTCCTTGGTGGAGCACGATCCGAGGCCGCTGCCGACATCCAGGCTGGTCGGAATGTGCGTCAGAGTGCACGTGACCACGACCTCGAGGTGATCGCCATCGTAGTGCTCGACCGTCTTGAACGTCGGGGCGAGCTGGAAGGTCATGCCCAACATCTCGGCGCCCGGCTTGAACAGCGACGGCTTCTTGACGCCCGGGATGTTGCCGTAGTGGACATCGAGCTTCATCACGCGCTTCTGCACCTCGCGAATCTTCTCGACGCGAGCAATCAGCTGCTCGACGGGCACGCCCAGGTCGAGCTCCTCGACGCGCGCGAGCGCGGTCACCGGCTCGGTCTTGGCCAGCGCGGTGCTCACGACGTCCACTCCTGCAGCGCACGGTCGACTTCGGCCTTGGGCGAGGGCGGCGGCTGTAGCGCGACCTGCAGCGCAGCGCGCGAGTCGGCCGCTGCGACCATCGCCTTGCGGAGCGACGTGTCAGCGCCGTCGAAGTCGCCGGCGTCCAGCGCGGTGAGCGCCGCCAGCGCATCGGTGAGAACGCCGCGCAGGTGCACGCGGGCCTCGAATTCGACGTGCACGCGCACGCCGTGAGCAATCTTGGGTTCGGACATGGTCACTCCCTCTGGGGCACGTAGCCCCGGCAATTCACAAGGCGCGACGCGCGAGCTCGGCGATGGCCTGGCGCTCGACACCCGCAGCCCACTCGAACCAGGGCGCCCCGCAATCGGTCAGCGCCTCGTTTTCCAGCACCTGACCCAGGTCAGCGGCGAGCGCGCGAAGCCGGCTCTCGGACAGCCGCGCGAAGCCGCTCGGCGGCAGCGGCTCAGCGAGCGCGGGCAACAACACGGCGCCCTCGCTGCCGCCGGCGAGCGTGGTGCGCCCGCTCGAGACGCGTGGCAACCCCGTGAGCTCGTAGCGCTCACCGCTGGGGAAGCGGAGCACGTTGCTCACGACGAGCACGCCTCAGCCATCCCCTGCGCGACCAGGCTGGCCATGAGTGCTTCGCAGGCGTCCTCGTCGACCTCGCCGTTGTCCGGCCACTCGATGCTTAGCGAGCTCGGCCCCTCGTCGGGCGCGCTGATGCGCCAAGTGCCGTTTTCGATGGCCTCGAGCGTGCCCTCGGGGAGCAGGCGCTCGTAAACACAGCTGCCCTCGGTGGCCCAGTGCGTGGCGATGCACGCGAGCGAGTGACCACGCATGGCGTCACCCTCGCCGACGACAGCGCGAGCGAACCAGAGCCGCGGCTCGATCACGCTGCCCTCCGATCCACCAGGTAGGGGCGCGAGACGCCGCGCACGACGGTAACGGCGCGCCCGAGCCGGAAGCCGGCTAGGCGTGCTCGCTCGCGCATGGCCAGCGGGTCGTAGGACTCCCACACCTTGCCGAGTGCCCTGATGTCAGCGTGGGTGAGGACGGCGCCGCGGCTCTCGACCCTGCGCTCGACGCGCAGCAGGAAGGCCAGTCGCCCCGGCACGAGCAGGCGTGGCTGGCTCACCCCGCCCTCCGAAGCTCGACGACGTTGGAGGTTACGGGCTCGGCCGTCGTCTCGACGACCTGGCGGGCGGCCGGCAGCTCCCGGCGCACCTTGCGCGGAGGCAGCGGCACGACGAGCACCATGACGGGCTCGTCGCTCTCGACGTGAATGGTGGCTTTGGTCAACGGGTGCTCCTTTGGGGGCCGCTCTTTCCGAGCGGGACAACTTACAGCTAAAGCTTTAGCTGTAGACCGTCAAGTTAAAACTTACTCCGGCTGATTGGTCCGCCCGCTCAGGGCGTCGCTTGGACGCGGGCGCGGACGCCTGAAACGCCGCCCCAGTGGTCGAGAAACTGCGCGATTTGTCGCACCATTTCGACCGTGGCAGGCCTGAGTCGAGTGGGCACAGTGACGTCGTCGATGGCGGACCATACCCACGGGTCCACCTTGGTGCCGAGCTCGTCGCGGGCAGCGGCCTTGGCCCGGGCCCACCCCGGGACGTTCTTCAGGGCGGTCTCTTCGATGCCGCCCACGAATTCCCCGACCAGTCCATCTGGGGTCGTATCGTAGAGAGCGGCGACTGCCCATGCCATCTTCTCGCCGATCTTCTGGCCCTTGCTAGCCCAGCCGAGGTTTTGTTGGCTGATTGGGGTGCCGCGGGCATCCGCCGCGCGCGCGCCCGCGCTCTGGCCACCGGGCTGCCCTCCGTGCTTGTCGATCCAGTGCTGAGCAGCGCGCTGCACCGCCTGCTTCACCTGGGCGCGGGTGATAGCCTTTGCCACACCCGAGAGCCTATCCGAGTGCGCAGCGTTACTTGACACGCTAAAGCCAAAGCTGTAGCTGTAGACGCCTGATGGTTTCCCAAGGCGCAGCGAAGCTGAATGAGCTGCTCGCACCCAAGCCCGCCCTCGGTTTTAACGCCTCTGAGCTAGCGCGCCGGCTGGGGGTCACGCGCCAGGCGGTCACCGGATGGCTGAAGGGCAAGAACCTGCCATCGCCCGAGCTCATGGCCAGGCTCGAGGACTTGGCCGGCATCCCCATGCGCGCCTGGACGGAGCCGGCGCAGAACGACGGGGCGTAGGTGGTGCTACCTCGTCTTCTTGCTCTTGGGCAGGTCGCCCATGCGGGTCTCCCAGAAGGGCGGTGTGCCGGGCATAACGACGCACTCGTGCGGCTCGTCGACACTCTTCGAGTGCACCTTGACCCAGCACCCGCTGAGCGGTCCGCCGTCGACCTCGTACCAGGCATTGAAGTAACCCCCACCAATCGGGGCCTCTTCGCGCTCGAGCAGCGTGACCTCGAGCCCCAACTGGTCAATCTCGTCGCAGCGCATGTACTCAAGCTGGAACCGCCACGCCTTCTTGTTCTTCCGGTAGCCGATGAACATCGGCATAACGAACCCGGCGAACGGTTTGAGGTAGAAGGTGACCGTCTCGTTACCAACATCCTTGTTGGTCGCGTGCTTGGCCGGATCGGCCATGATTTTGCCGAGGCGGGCGGCGAGCTCGGGCAATTCAACACGACGCTTCGGTTGAGCGGACGGCGCAGCGGTCGCTGCCGGGAGCTGACTAGCTGGGTCAGGCGGCAGGCTCGGCGCGGGCGGCTGGTCACTGTTCTTGCACCCGAGCAACGCGGCGATGGCGGCCAGCAGACCCATGAGGGCGTTCTTGCGCATCCCACCAGGCAAGTCCAGGCGCGCGCAGCGGTCAACGGAGAGGCGTCTTGATGCTTGCCGCCTCGATCGCCGTTGCTCTCCTGCCGCTCGGCGTCGCTCTGGCGCTCGCCCTCGACGGGCGGCCGCGGCCGCAGCCCCGCCAGCAGGCGCCGCAGCACCTGTCCAAGGGTCTCAGGCTTCGGGCGGCTCGCACCTTCCGGGGGCTCCATTGACCGCCAAAGTGGTCTCGCTGGCCGCGTGGGCGAGGCGGGCAGCTGCCTTGCGGGTGCTCCGCGCGCGTGAGGCGATGGGCTGGTCGCAAGAGCGCGCCGCCCGCGAGCTCGGAATCGGGGTCCGCACGCTGCGCGATATCGAGGCCGGCAAGGCGCGCATGACGGCGCTCGAGGCGCTGTGCGCGCTCGAAAGACTACTAAGCCAAAGGGCCGCGGGTGGCGCCGCGGGCAGCGTGGTCCCGGCTGCTGCCACGGGACACCTACGAAAGGCGGCGTGATGGGCGACGTCACGAGGCTGGTCACCGGCCAGCAGCTGGTGAGCGATCTGCAGCACTTGGGCGACAGAATCCACGACGCGTGCGCGCAGTACTTCGACGCGCACGAGCACGACCACCCGCCGCCGGCCGCGACCATCCTGGTGGCGCTAGTGAACGATCTGGCCGGGATCGCCGCGGTGACGGGCATTCCGGCCGCCGACGTCGTCGAGCACTTCCTGGCGTCGTACGAGCGCCAAGCCGGCATCGTCCAGGCCGAGCAGCATCCCGAGGCGCCATGAACGCCCGTTCGACCCCTGGCTCGTTCGAGCGACGCGACCGTTACAGCTGGCGCTGGCGGCTTCGCCGCGGGGCGCTGGTGACGATCGCCTCGGGCGCCTGCGAGGCGCTGGCGGTTGAGGCGCGCGACGCCACGTTCCCGGCCGGGCGCGTCGTGTACTTCCTGCGCTGCGGTGAGATGGTCAAGATCGGCTGGTCCGACAACGTGCTGCAGCGCCAGCGCACGCTCGAGCTGGCGACGGGACTCCCGATGGAGCTGCTAGCCACGATTCCTGGCGGCCTGCAGCTCGAGGCGTTCCTACACGCCTGTTTCCGTAAGCAGAATGGTGAAGGTGAGTGGTTTCGGATCGAGGGGCCTGTCACCCGAGCCCTGGCCTCCCTCGCCTCCCCTCGCCCGCTTCCGGCTGAGGTGATCGACCAGACGCGTCGGCGGCTGCGCAAGCGGGGGATCGCCGCTTGAAGCGCGGCGCCGCCTACGTCGAGGAACACCCGAAGGGCTCCGGCCGCTTCCGGGTCCGCGCGCGTGTCGAGGGTAAGCAGGTCACCGTAGCCTCCGGGCTATCGCGACCGGACGCCGAGCAGAGCAAGGAGGCCTACGACCAGCTGCGCCGCGGCGTCGCCCTGCGCGAGGGTGTCACACTGGCGCAATTCGGCGAGGGGTTCCTGCAGCGGCGTGAGCTCGCGGGGGTGCGTGGGCACCGCACCGACGCCAACTACTGGAAGAACCACGTCGCCAAGGCGGCGATCGGCAAGCTCCCGGTCACGTCGCTCGAGCCGGCCGACGTCTTCACGTGGGCCAGCGGTTTGAGTGGATCGCATCGGACGAAGGTCAAGCTGCGCAACCTGCTGCGCGTGGCGCTCCGCGAGGCGGTCGAGCTCGGTCTCCTGAAGGTGAACCCAGCGCGCGAGGTGCAGATCCATAGGTCCGGCGCCGCCCGCGCGACGGACGATCTGGATGGCATCCTGCAGCCGAAGGAGCAGCGCCGCCTGCTCGAAGTCATCCCGCCGGGGTTGCGACCGGTCGTGCAGTTCGCGCTGTTTTCCGGGCTGCGGCAGGCCGAGCAGTGGTGGCTGCACTGGGAAGACGTGCGCGCTGACCGCGTTGTGGTCCGTCGCTCGGTAGGCGGCAAGGCGCCGAAGTCGGGCAAGATCAGGGAGGTCTACCTGCTGCCTGAGGCCGTCGAGGCGCTGGGCCTGCTCAGCCGTCGTGGGCAGCTGGTGTTTCCGGCGGAGCGCGGCGGACGGCGCCAGCAGGGCAAGGCGCCCAAGGAGTGGAAGGGTTGGCTCAAGGCGGCGGGCATCAAGCGCCGCGTGCGCTGGCACGACCTGCGCCACACGTGCGCGACATCCCTCTTGGCCGGCTGGTGGGGGCGCAAGTGGTCGGTCGACGAGGTGTGCAGCCTGCTCGGCCATAGCTCCGTCACGGTCACCGAGCGCTACGCGAAGAAGCTCGACGAGACGCAGAAGAGCGCGGTCGCTGCGACCCCAGGCTTGCTCCCCGCGATCTCCCAGCGGGGTCGTGCAAGTGCTGGAGCCGATTGTGAGATTCGAACTCACGACCTGCGCTTTACGAAAGCGCTTGAGTTTGCGTCTGATTACCTCGCCTTAGCTTCCCCACTGCCCCCGTCTGGGGGCAATGGGAACGACGACGAGCGTAACTTTCTGCTCGCCGTCGCCGAGGGTCTCGAGCGGGCGGCAGCCTACCACGTGCGCCCGGCCCGTCGCGTCGTCGCCGTGAAGGCGGTGCGCCGCCGTCGCCGAAAGGGCGTGGCGTGAGCGACGCCACCGTCATTCCGTTCCGGCGGCCGGTGCGCCGTGGTGGCCCACCTGTGCCACGGCCCCGCCCTCACAAGGGGGCGGCGATCGTCCTGCAGGTGGCCGGTGCCGACGTCGTGTTCATGGCTGACGACGTCGAGCTGACACTGACGCCCGAGCAGGCCCGGGACCTGGCCAACGACCTGCTCGAGCTCGCCGACGACGCGGAGGCGCGGCGTTGAAGTGGGGTTCCTCCTCAAGCGAGGCACCCCGCGGTTCCGCACCTTCTGGTGGGGCGAAGCGAAGTTCTGCCCGCACTGCCCGGACGGCGGGGAATGGTGGCCGCTCGAGTGCTTCTACCCGCACCCGCAAGGGCAAGGCGGGCTCGACAACCGCTGCGGCGCCTGCCGCCTCGAATACCGCAAGCGCTTGGAGGCTCGATAGCCGCAACCTGCTCGCGCACCGCGTGTGCCGGTCGGCGCAGCTCGGCGACCTGCAGATCGTGGTCAGCGTCGGCGAGCGGGGCGACGGTGGCAGTAAGCGGCTGCCGTGGCCGCCCCTCGGCGTGCTGCGTTTTCTGTTCACGGGGGAGCGGTGAGCGACAAGGTCGACCAGCGCGCCGACGCGCTCGAGAAAAAGTACGGGCGCGGCCCGACTTACAGCCTGAGCGAGCACTCGCTGATCTTGGACGGGGTTGTGCCCGAGTGGCTGCTGCGCGGTCGCCGGCTGCTGACCGGCGACCTGCGCGAGCGCTGCGACCAGCTGATCAAGATGCTCCAACGGGCGCACGCGCAGGTGCACCCGCTGGTCCGTGACAACGAAGGGAGTAGTGACACATGAAGGCGACGAAACAGGGCATTGAAGTCAACAAGGTCGAGCTCGGTACGCTGCTGTACTTTGCAGGTAAGGCTGATTCGGCAGCAGTCAAGTTTCGGATCGACGCGAAGGGCAAGCTCTTCGCCAGCGCGACCGACGGCAAGCGCGGCGTCGAGTGCGAGGCCAGCGGTGAGGGTGCCCCCAAAGGCGAGTGGCTGGTGCAGGGCTCGTACCTCGAGCTCGTGCGGCGCGGGCTGAACATGAACCGCACCGAGGCGCTGCTGCCCGTGGACCCCAAGGGGCTCAAGCACGCCGTGCTGCGCGGCGCCATTCAGCGCGACGAGCAGCAGGAAGTCGTCGATAAGACGGCAGGCACCAGCACGCAGGTCTCGATGGAGAGCCTGCACCGGCTCGTGAAGGACGCCCCGCTGGCCGGGTCGTGGTTCGCGATCGTGCCGAAGCAGATCAACCGGGCGCTCGACATGGTCAGCAAGGCCGCGAACGACTGCCCGGTTACCGTGTACCCACCGACCGAGCCGACGGGCCACGTGCTCTTCGAGGCGACGGGCGACGGCGGCACGTGGCGCGGCAAGCTGCAGCCCGCGGTCGTGCGCGCACCGGGTGAGCGCGCGAACGAGCCCGAGCCGGACGATGACGACGAGGAGGGCGCCCAGCAGCCGTCACTGCCTGGCACAAAGGGCAGGGGCAAGGCGGAGCGCGACCCGTTGGCTTCGGCCGCCGACGCCAGCGAGGGCGGCGACGAGTCGGGCGACGACGACGGGATCGTTGACGACGACTACGAGCCGGAGGCCGCCAAGAAAAAGGCGCCCAAGAAGACGGCAAAGAAGCCACCCCAAAAGGGCAAGTGAATGGCCGAGCCCAAGATTCTCGGGCTCGATCTGTCCCTCACCGCGACCGGCATCACTGTGGTGCCGGTCCGCTGGGGGCTTGATTGGCGAAAAGTCCACAGCTCGATTGTCGGCCATGAGCTCAGCCGCGAGGCCTCACAGCGCGAGCGCTACCTGCGGATCGACAGCATCGCCATGGCGGCGCTGGCAACCGCCCAGCGGTTCCGTTGCCGCGTGGCGGTGATCGAGGAACACGCTTTCAGCAAGGGAGCGGGCGCCGGTGCGCTCGAGCGCGCCGAGCTCGTCGGCGTCACCAAGCGCCTGCTCTTCGTCAACGGCCTCGAGGTGTTCACGTACGCGGCCTCGGCCGCGCGCCGTACCCTCGGCAGGGCGCCGCAAAAGGAGCCCAAGGCTTGGGCCCACGCCCGCCTGCTCGAGGCTGGCGCTCCGAAAGGCTGGAGCGGCGATCAGCTCGACGCGTTCCTGCAGGCAAACCAGCACCTAAGCCTCACAGGCGGCGACGCCCTGATCCTGCCGGAGGCTGCCTGATGGCGATGCCGCAGCAGAAGCGAGGAGCGAGCAAGCAAAGCTACCGGACGCCGACCGACTTCCTGCTAGCGCTTCGCCAGTTTGGTTCGATCGGCTTCGACCTGGCCTGCACCGAAAAGAACAGGGTGGCGCCGAACGGCTTCACCAAGCGCCAGAACTCGCTCAAGCAGGACTGGACGCGATTGGGCCTACTCCCAGGCGAGATCGCGTTCTGCAACCCGCCCTTCGCCAATCTCAGTGATTGGCTCGAGAAGGCGAGCACCACGCGGTGGTTGGCTCGCTGGACGCTGATGCTCGTGCCCTACTCGGGCGGCGCGCTTTGGTGGAACAAGCATGTGATGGGGCAGGGGATGGTTTACGGCATCCCGCGGCTGACCTTCGTCGGCTGCAAAGACCCCTATCCGAAAGACCTCGCGCTGATCGCCTATGGCTTCGGCGTCGCTGGCTTCGGGTTTTTCGATTGGAGGCGGCCATGGGTTGGGTGAAGAGCGACGATCACGCAAGCGAAGACGAGCAGCTCTGCGACGCGGGCGGGCTAGCCGCCTGGTACGACGTCTGCGCCCAGGGCTTCTGTCGCCGCAAGGAGCACCAGCGTAGGGCCCGCGGCGACGCGCTCGACTTCGTGCCCGACACGAACGTGTTTGGCCTCTGCGCTGCCTACACGCCCGCCCAAGCGAAGACGGCCGTGGCGGCGCTCGTGCGTGTGGGGCTTTGGGTCAAGGCGCCGGGTGGGTATCGTCTCGCCTACTACCTCGAGCGCTACCAGCACGAGGAGCCAGCTGGCACCAGCAACCCGCCAGCAGCTGGACCAGCTAGACCACCAGCCACGCCCAGCCAGCTAGGCGGGATTGCTAGGTCGGCTGGAGCCAGCCGTGGTCCAGCTGGACGGTTCCAGCCGAGCCAGCCGGGCTCCAGCCAGCTGGCTCCAGCCGGACCAGCTTCGCGCGCGTCGGATCCCAATCCAGATCCAGATCCAGATCTCCAAGAACAACCCACCACCCAAAGACCTGACAGCTCGGCGCGCGCGGGGGTGGGGGCAGAACCAGCCGGTTTGCTGGTGGCTTGCCCAGCCGACCTGCGGCTGACCGCTGACCAGCGAGGCACGCTGGAGACCAGCATGGTGCCCAGCTGGGCCATCGAGCAGCTGGAGATGCGCTTCCGCGCCAATCACGCCGCCGACCCCACCGACCAGCGCACGCTGACCGTCTGGCGCAAGTGTCTCGGCACCTACATCGCCCGGACCTGGAACGACCCGCGGCAGCGCCCCAAGTCCGAGGACGCCACGCGCCCGCCGCTCGCTCGCGGCCAGCGCCAGCCCAACACGCTCGACCACCTGGACGACCAGGCCCACGCGGCCGCCATCGGAGCAACCCTCGAATGACCAAGCCCCTGTCCGAGATCATGTCCGAGACACGAGCCGCGCTCGAGCAGCGCTGGGCCAAGGAGGGCCCGGTGGACGACTGCGAGCGCCAACGCGAGCTGGTGCGCCGCGAGCGCCAGGCGGCGCTGGAGAACGTCCGCCAGCAGGTGCCGCTGCACTGCCGCGGCCCGCGCGCCGAGCTCGTCGCCCGCATCGACGACAAGTTCTTCCGAGCCGTGCACGCCTGGGCCTGGGGCGACCGCAACCAGCTCCTGCTCGGCACGACCGGCAAGGGGAAGACGACGGCCGCCGCGTACCTGCTCCGCCGCCTCTGCGCCATGGCCATCGAGCACGGCGGCGAAGCGCTCGAGCGGGCTAGGCTGATTCGCTGGCAGAGCTGCCGCGAGCTGTCGGCGGTGGTGCGCGAGTTCCCGCTCGGAGAGGGCATGCCGGAAACAATCCAGCGGTGTCAGAACGCGCGCCTGCTGATCCTCGACGACCTCGGGGCTGCCGACGAGCGCACGGCGCTCGAGCGGGTGCTCGACGCCCGGTACGAGCGCGGCTGGCCGACCGTGACCACCAGCGGCCTGCATTACCGCCAGCTGGTGACCGCGCTGGGCGAGCACCTGGTGCGCCGGCTGGTCGACTGCAGGGGGCAGGCTGGCGTGGTGCTGCAGGTCTTCGCGGCGCAGCCGAGCGGACCGGTGAGGCCCTGATGGTGATCCGTCGCACCGACGCCCAGCGCGCCGCCGCGCGCCTGCGCCGCCTGAACGACCCCGAGCCAGCACGCCTCACCCGTCGCCGGCGCCGCGTCTTCCCCGAGCCCGGCGCCATCGACGAGCTGTTCCGTGAGGCCCGGAGGGCACACCGGTGAGCCGCCGGTCAATCGACCGTGGGCTCTACTGCAGCCGGCTCGAGTGGTGGCTGCGCTGGTCGGGCGCTGCCGCGCTGGGGCAACGGAGCACCACCGGGGCCGTTGCCGCGGCCATCGAACGCGGCAACGCCAGCGGCAGCGGGCAGAACGACGCAGACCTGCAGGCGCTCGAGCGGCTCGGTTATCTGGGCAAGCGGCAGAACCTGGTGGCGCTCGAGCGGGCCTGCTCGGCTCGCTGGCAGCGCCTCAGTGCCCACGCCCAGCGCGAGCTGCTCGCCCACTACATGCTAACTCCTCGGGTTGACTCCAAGATCCGAGCCCGGTTCGGTGAGCTGGCCGGCATTGCCGTGCTGCTGTGGCTGGACGCCGCGTCGGCCGAGCGCGCCCGCGTTCAGGCCAACATCCGCGACAACGCCTTCGAGCCCCTCTACGACGCCCGCTCCAAGGCGCTCGAGCTCGACAGCGAACTGCGCGGCGCCCGAGAAGCCGCGCGCGGCTGGGAAGGCGCCGAGCGCCTGCGCAAGCTCGCCCGCCTCCACTACCTGCGGGCGCTCACCTCCCGGGCCTGGTCGGAGCTCGGCCTGCTCAAGCGTGCCGAGCACACCCTGCTCGACAACGCCGGCACGTTCGAAGCGGACCTCCGCACCCTCACGCTCGCCTGCTCGCGCAGCTCCCCTCCGCCGCTGCAGGAGCGCGCCGACGCGACCTGCCGAGCTGCCCACGCCGACTGGTACGCCACCCTAGCCGCGGAGGCCCGTAGCTGGGCGGATGGTGAAGGCGAAGAAGCCGTCGGGCCTAGTCCCGCTAGCTGAATACGCCCGGGACAGAGGCGTATCGGAGCGAACCATGCTCTACCGCCTCACCGCGCTGCACCAGCGCCTGGGCGGAGGTGTGCTTAAGCACTTTACCCCGCCGGGCAAGAAGGTGCGCAAGTGGTGGGTGAACCCCGAGCGCCTAGCCCGACTCGTCGAAGACGAGGGCGAGCCCGTGGACGCCACCGAAGAGCAGCTCGGCGAGCACCTGCTTCGCATCGAGTCACTCGAGGAAAAAGTAAACGCCCTCAGGAACTCTCATATCGCGTTGAAACGCAAAGTGAATTCGCCGCCGCAGGGGCGCTGACCGGCGGGGGCTGTCGGAATTCGTCCGCAACATTCCGCAAAGTCCTGCAGCTGCCTAATAGGAGCACGCGCGGCGGAGCGGCTTTAAGCTGGCGCCGGTGCTCGACTTAGCCCTCACGCTCACAGCTCGCTGCAAGGTTTGCAGTCTTGAGACGACGCTCGACGAGCTCACCGGCGATATCGTGGCCCACGGCGAAACCACGTACATGGTGAGGGCCGAGCAGCCATGCCCCTGCGGCGGCACCCTCTACTGCGTGACGATTGGCGTCGACTTTGCCGAAGAAGAAGCCCCGCAGTCCCGATAAGCGGCACGTGTTCCTGAGCGACGAGCTCGGCACGAACCTGGTCGCCGAAGCAGCTTTTTCCCTCGATATCCCAGCCCTCTGCCGGGCCTACGGAGTCTCCCTCAAGACTCTCGAGCGGTGGAAAGGACGCTGCTCGTCGAACCCCGCGCTGACCGAAGAGGTCGCAAGAAAGAAGTTCGCGCTGCAGTCCGAGTGGTCGGCGCGCGCGGTGCTCACGCTGAACGAGCTGCTGATCACGATGCGCTGGCAGGCGCAGCAGGCGCGCTCGAAGGACTACGCGGCTGGCGATATGAGGGAGACGGCCGGCGCGGTGAAGCTCCTCGGCGAGGTGCTTCAAACGCAGGAGTTTATCCCTGGGCTTCGCGGTATTCGGCAGAATCAAGCGCCTGCAGCGGCTGGCGGAGTGGGCGATCGAGCAGGACGCGGAAGCGAGCCCGCCCGACGAGCGGGAGCCCCTGCAGCCGGTGGAAGCAGCGGCCCAGCCGCCCCCACCGGACAGCCGCAGCACTGAGGAGCGGTTTTGGGAGTTTTGGGACCGGTGCAACCCGCACCTGCTCCGGCCGCTGCACTTCCGCGTGTACGTGCGCCGCGTGCTCGGCGCCGTCGGCGGTGACCTCCGCCTAGCGTTCGCGGCCCCGCCCCAGCACGGCAAAACCGAGGTCACGCTGGCCCTGCTGGCGTTCCTAATTCTCGAGCACCCCGGCCTACGCTGGGCGTACATCACTTACAACCAGCAGCGCGCCAACCGTATCGCGCGCAAGTTCAAGCGCCTACTGGCCAACGTGGGCGTAGTGGCCGGCGGCACGCTGGCGATGATGTACCTGCCCGAGGGGGCACAGTGCCTCTTCACCAGCATCGACGGCGGCATCACGGGTGAGCCCGTTGACGGCGCGTGCTTCATCGACGACCCGTACAAGGGCCGCAAGGAAGCCGACTCGAAGCAGCGCCGCGAGGTCGTCGAAGAGACGTACCGCGAGGCCATCGAGACTCGCGTTCACCCCGGCGCCAGCATCTTCCTGCTGGCGACACGGTGGCACCCGCAAGATCTTTCTGGCGTCCTCACCACGCCGCCCGCGAACGACGAAGACGGGGCCGAGGCGTGGGAATACATCAACCTCCGCGCGCTCGCGGAGGGGCCGACTAACGACAACGGCGTTGTCAGGGACGATCCCAACGGGCGCCGCGTCGGCGAGCCGCTCTTCCCCGAGAAGCGGCCGCTCGACTACCTCCTCAAGAAGCGCCGCCGCGTCGGCGAGTTTGCGTGGGAAGCCCTCTACCAGGGCCGGCCGCGCCCCAAGGGCGGCAAGGTCTTCCACGGCACCACGTACTACACGCGGCTGCCCACGCGCTATCGCGGCGCCTTTGGCCTCGACCTCGCGTACACGGCAAAGACCACAGCCGATTGGTCGATCTGCCTCGAGCTATGGCGCGAGGAGCAGCCCAAGGGGCAAGAGCCGCTGTTCTACGTGGTGATGGTCGATCGCCACCAAGTAGAAGCGAAGGACTTCGCGCTTACGCTGCGCGCGCGCAAGGTGAAGCGCCCCAGCTTCCGCATGTACTGGCGGGCGAGCGGCACCGAGCAGGGCGCGGCAAGCTTCCTCAAGGCTCACCCCCACCGCTTGCCGATCTTGGTCGAGCCTCCACCAGGCGACAAGCTGGTGAGCGCAACCCCCGCGTCAATCGCTTGGAACGACGGGCGCATCTTGGTGCCCGACCCCGAGGTCTTCGAGGGCTGCGAGGAGTGGCTCATGCCCTTTCTCGACTGCCTGCACAACTTCACGGGCAACGGCAAAGAGCAGGACGACGACGCCGACGCGCTCGGCAACGTCTTCGACAAGCTGAACAGTGCCCCGACGCCCAACACGGGCGGCGCGGGACGCGGCTACGGGCAATCGAGGTCAATCTGATGGATCTTGGCGGACAACGCATCGCAGCCCGCGAGGGCATGGTCCAACTCGCCGGCGACGTGACGCGCGAAGCGACGCGCGACGTGATTGGCGAGCCGCAGGCGTTTGCTGTCCCGGGTGCTGGGCTCGAAGGCTTGCCAACGGTCGGCACCCTCGCCGCTGCAGCCGGCGTGGCCTCGGAGGTGTACACCGCAGACGAGCGCCCCGGCGTCGTGCTGCTTCGCCAGGGCCGCTACACGATTCAGCTCGACGAGCTCGAGCGAAAGGCGCTCGAGCAGATGAGCCGCAAGGAGCGTCGCCGCTACGCCGCAGAGCACCGCAAGGTGGCGCGCTTTCGCCACCGCCGCTAACCAGCGATGGCATCCAAGCTCAACGTCGGTCGCGCCTATCAGGAAAACCACCCGGAGCTCGCCTCCAAGTGGGACCTGCGCAGCGCCGACCTGGCGATCACGCAGCACGAGCGCGGCGACTTCTCGCAGAGCGCGAAGCTGGTCGACGCCATGGGGCGCGACGATCGCATCAAGGCGGTGCTGACCACGCGCATCCTAGCCGTGCTCGGCCTCGTCTTCTGCATGGAGGCCGCGCCGCCTCCGCCCGACGCCAAGCCCGCTAACGACGACGGCGAGAGCTCCGAAGACGACGGCAAGGTCAGCAAGCCCGAGAAGCAGACCGCGCTCGCAGACGACGAGCTCGAGCCGACCGACGAAGCGAAGCGCATCGCGGCCGAAAACGAGGTTTGGTTCTGGAAGTACGCGCCGGAGCAGACGCAGCGCGAGGCCTTGCGCTGGCGTTTGATGATGGGCTTCGCGATCGGCGAAGTCATCTGGCGTGACGAGCGGGGCAAGCTCTGCGACGAGCCCCAGCGTGTCAAGATCTGGCATCTGCAGCACTGCCGGTGGGACCAGTGGAAAGAGTGCTTCTTCCTCAACACCGCCGACGCGGGAGAGGTCGAGGTTCGCCACGGCGACGGCAAGTGGATCATCTTCGGCAACGGCCAGCGCCCTTGGATGGAGGGCTACGTCCGCGCTGTGTGGCTGCTCTTCCTCGGGCGCCAGTACGGTTTCCGCGACCTTTTCCTCTTTGGTGAGCGCACCGGCCAGGGCATCCTCAAAGCGATGGTGCCTCCCTCTCCGGAGGGTGAGCGTAATCGGCTCGTCGCCAGCCTGCGTGCCATCTGGCGCGGTGTGATCGCCGAGCTACCGCAGGGCCCCGAGAAGGAGGGGCTCTCCCACGATCTGGAGATGCTCGAGACGGGGGCCGACGAAGAGGTGTTCGAGGCCATGCTCGGCCGCGTTGACCTCTGCATTGCGGTGCTGATGCTCGGCCAGAACCTCACCACCGAGGTGAGCGGGGACGGCGCGCGCTCGGCAACGTCGGCGCACGACCGTATCCGCATCGACTACCTGAAGGCGGACACGAGCCAGCACTCGAGCGACTGGCGCTCGGGCGCGCTCGAGCCGCTCGCGGAGCGCAAGTACGGTGACCGCGAGCTCGCGCCGTTCCCCAAGTGGGACGCCGACCCGCCCGAAGACGAGAAGGCTACCGCGGAAGGGCAAAAGGTCGCCGGCGAAGCGGTTGCGGCCTGGACTGCCGCAGGCTTCGAGGTTGAAAACATCGACGAAGTGGCCAAGCGCCACGGCTTGAAGGTCAAGAAGAGTGCCCAGCCGCAACCTCCTGCTGCGGGTGAGCCAGGTTCTCCCGGCGCTACTCCTGCTGGCGGCCCTGGCGGCGGAGCCCAACCGGGACAGCCGCCCCAGCCGGGCAAGGCGCCGGCGCCGGCACCAGCACCAGCTCGAGCGCCCGCGGCAGCACCAGCACGGCCACTAGCCGCGGCGTTGTTCGCACAAGGCGATCAGGATCCTGGGTTCCACCAGGGGCAAGAGTACGTGGACGAGCTCGTGCGCTCTAGCACGCAGCGCGCTTCGGAAGCCTTGGCGGTCGATATCGCCAACATCCTGCGCGTTGTGCAGGCCTCTGAGTCGCCGGAGATGCTGCGAGCCGGTCTCGCGGCGCTTTACAGCGAGGCTGAGCCGACCGAGCTCGAGGGCGTGTTGGTGCGCGCGCGGCTCATGGCCGAGCTCGCCGGCAAGTACTCAGTGATCGAGGACGTGATGGGAGACCAGCAATGAAGCAGCACCTCATCGAGGCGCACCACACCGACTCCGACGGCAATCCCACCGGCGGCACCACGTGCGCCGTCGGCATGAGCATGATGTGGCAGAACGGGCCGCTTGGGCGCGGCGGCGAGCGGCACGAGCCCAACGGCGCTTTCGTCGAGGGTGTGCTGCAGGCCGCACTCGGTCGCCTCGAGTTCTACCAAACGGCGAGCGACGGGCGCTTCGCCTGCGACGAAAACGCCACCGCCATCGAGCACATCAAGGGCGCGCTCGCCGCGCTCGAGCGCCGAACGCAACGCCGTGAGCAGCGCGGCGTGGAAGGCACGCACACCCCCTGAGGCAAACGGCTAACCCGCCGTGGCCCTGTTCTTAGGAGGACGCCGGCGGGCCCTGCCGCGCGCGGGAGCATAGCATGTGGGGCGCAGCCTTCGACGTCGTCAGCTTTCCTGAGGCGGTCGACTGGTTTGCGCGCCGCACGCCGATCACTGACGCTGCGTTTCGGCGCAACGTCGAGCAGGCCCACCGGCAAGCGTTTTGGATAGCGGGCGTCACACGCGCCGAGGTGATCCGGTCCGTCTTCGACGACATGAAGCGGGCGCTCGAGCAGGGCATCCCGTTCGACGAGTGGAAGCGCACGGTCGGGCCTAAGCTCGAGCGGGAGTGGCTCGGCAACGGGCTGACCGCTCGGCAGCGAGCCCACCGCACCGAGCTCGTGCTGCGCAACTGGTCGCAGAACGCCTACAACCGGGCGCGCTGGGACCAGATGAACGAGCCGAGCGTGAAGCGCTTTCGGCCGTACGCGCTCTTCGATGGTGTGAAGGATTCTCGGCAGTCCGAGATCTGCAAGGCCTGCAACGACACGTGCCTGCCGATAGACCATCCGTGGTGGGACTCGCACCGGCCCCCGTTGCACCATGCCTGCCGCTCGGGGATCCGCTCGCTCACGACCGCGCGCGCCCAGGCTCGCGGCATCACCAAGGATCCGCCTGACGTCGCCCCGGCCGAGGGCTTTGGCAGCAGCGACGAGTATCGTGGGCCCAAGCGCCGCATGCCGAAAGGCGTGGCGCTGCCACCCAAGCCGCCGGCGCAGCGCCTCCCGCCGCAACGGCCGAAACGGCGCAAGCCTCAGGAGCCGACGCCCATCCAAGGCCGGCCGCCGGAGACGTTCCGTGTCGGCACCCACGTCGGCCGGCTCGAGATCGACCCCACCACGCCGCGCGACTTTGCGGAGCAGGCCTTGGCCGGTCTCACGCAGGACGATCTCAAGCTCCTGCAGCGGCGCCCCCTGAACGATCTCCGGCTACGGCCGAGCGTCATTCACGAGGGGAGCAAGGTCAACGGGCTCTACTGGAACGGTAGGCGCCGACTCGAGGTGAGCACGGAACGCCTGGGCCCGACCTTCGGGCGCTCGTTCACTCCCGGCGAAAGCTGGTCGGTGTCGACGAGTGGCACGAGCCAGCTCGACGCCGTGCGGCGCACGCTGGTGCACGAGCTCGGCCACCACGTGCACGACTCACTCGGGGCCGATGGTGACCAGGTAGTGCGGGCAGCCTTCCTGCGGGCCCAGACGCCGGTCACGAAGTACGCTTCGACCAACCGGCACGAGTACTTTGCTGAGAGCTTCGCAGCTTTCCGCTACCACCGAGCCCAGCTGAAGGCCCACGACCCCAACGGATACGCCATGGTGGTCGACGTGCTACGCCTGCACGGAATCGAGGCCAAGTGAGCGAGCCGGACTGGAAGACGCTGCGGGCAATCTCTGACGAAGCCGAGGGCCTGCACGAAAAGGGCGACATGACGCCCGAGCTGTACCGAGCCCTGCTCGAGCGCGCGCGCGACGCGTGCAACGGGCACACCGAGTTTCTTGAGTCGCTGTCGCACTTCGCGCCTCCCGGCGTCGAGTAGCGCGACCTCAACCCGTACAACCTGACCCTGCCTCCCGCCCCGGGAGCGCGGGGCGGAGGCGTTTCCATGCTCACGCAAGTGCTCTTGCTGCTCGCCCTGGGCGACAGCGCCGATCCGCCCACTGAGTTCCGAATCCTCGCCAAGGGTCGGAACGAGACCACCAAGGGCGTGATCGTCTTCGACGATGCCGCGGCGCGCGCCGTGATGGAGGCCTACAAGGCCCACGGCGCCGACTTGATGATCGACTATGAGCACAAGTCGATCCTGACCGCTGGTGCGCCTGCCGATGGCGGCAAGGCCGCTGGCTGGTTCAAGCCTGCCGTGCGCAACGGCGAGCTCTGGGCCACCGAGGTGCAGTGGACGGGACCGGGGGCGGCCGCGCTCTCGTCGCGTGAGTACCGCTACTTCAGCCCGGCGGTGCTGCACGACGCAAAGGGCCACGTGCGCAAGCTGGTGAACGTCGCGCTGACGAACCTGCCTGCGACCAAGCAACTTCGCGCGCTCGTCGCTAGCGACGTGACGCCGAGCCTAACCAAAGGAAACCCCAACATGGAACCGACCGAGACGGAGTTGACGCTACTCGCAGCGCTCAACGAATCGAAGTCGCTCAGTGCAGCGCTCGGCGTCATCACCGCGCTGAAAGAGGAGGCCGCGAAAGTGGTCACCCTGAGCGCGGAAAACAAGAAACTGCAGCTGGAGCTCGACACCCTGAAGGTGACCAAGCTTCTGAACGAAGCAAAGGAAAAGGGGAAGGTGAGCGAGGCCGAGATGCCGAAGCTGCTCGAGCAAGGCATCAAGGATTACGCCTGGCTCGAGGGCTACCTGCCTACCAAGACGGCATCGGCCATCACCAAGGAGCACAAGGAGCCCGAGGTGAAGGAAGCCGGCAGCGGCGACCTTACGGCCACCGAGCTCAAAGTGATCAAGCTCTACGGCTGCACCGCCGAGGAGTTCAAGAAGCAGAAAGAGCGGCTCGCGCTGCTCGATGCCGCCGAGCGCGGCGAGGAAGAGGTGGCCTGACATGACCGCGACCACGACCGAACGCGATACGCTTCGCTGGGGCGGTGGCGGCGCCGAGCGCCTCTACGAGTACCAGCTCGCTGCCAGCACCACCATCAAACAGGGGTGGCTGGTAGGCCTGAACGCCTCCGGCTTGCTCGTTCCCATGACTGCCACGACGGGCCTCCGCTGCGTCGGCCGTGCCGAAGAGACGAAAGTCTCGGGCGCCTCTGGCGTGACCATGTGCAAGGTCAGCTCGGGCACCTTCAAGTGGACGAACAGCGGCACCAACGCCTGCGACGCCACCAACAAGGGCACCAAGGTCTACGCCGAAGACAACCAGACGATCGGCGACACCGCGAGCGGCTTGAGTGCCGCGGGCATCATGGAGGAGCTCGACGCAGACGGCGGCGTTTGGGTTCGCACCGATCCTTCCAGCCTGCCTGGGCAGTGAGCCCAGTTCTTAGGAGCAACGCAACATGCTGCTGAACAACGCAACGCTTGCGGCGGTCAACACGACCGTCAACCTCAGCTACCAGAAGGGCTACCAGCGGGCGCCCAACTGGTGGTCGAAGCTCGCCATGAAGGTGTCGAGCTCGACGCCGCTCAACACCTACGCCTGGATGGCGCGCCTCGGGAAGATGCGCCAGTGGGTGGGCGAGCGCGTCGTCAACAACCTGCGGAGCTACGTCTACCAGCTCGCGAACCTCTCCTACGAGTTCACCGTAGGCGTGCTTCGCGACGACATCGAAGACGACCAGCTCGGGGTGTACGCCCCCGTCTTCGAGGAGATGGGCGAGGTCACACGCAAGTGGCCCGATCAGCTCGTCAAGGCCGCTCTGCAGGCCGGCACCTCGCAGGTGACCTTCGACGGCGTCGCGTTCTTCGCGACCAACCACCCGCTCTCGGGCACGTCGCAGTCGAACCTGTTCGCCTCGACGGCGCTGAACGCGGCCAACTTCGACACGGCCAAGATCGCGCTCTCGCAGATCAAAGGCGAGGACGGCGAGCTGATCAATCAGGGCCGCGTGACGCTGATCGTGCCGCCTGCGCTCGAGACGACCGCGAAGAACATCCTCGCGGCTGGCCTGATCGCCTCGGGCGGTGTGGCCATCAGCAACACGTTGCAGAATAGCGCCGAGCTGCTCGTGCTCGACGAGCTCAACAATGAGCCCACCGTCTGGTACGTCGCGTACCTCGACGGCGCGGTGAAGCCGCTCGTGTTCCAGGAGCGCAAGGCTCCGGAGCGCGTGAAGAAGGACGCTCCCACGGACGACAACGTCTTCTGGAAGCGTGAGCTGATCTGGGGCGTCGATGCTCGCGGTGCCGCGGGTTACGGCCTCTGGTGGAAGATCGCGCGCGCGGCCGCGTGAGCGCAGGGAGTACGACATGGCCAAGAACGACGACACCAAGAAGCCCCAAACTGCCGCCACCACGGCGCAGCCGGACCCCAACCTCCCGCCGATGGTGGCCCCCGCGCCGCCCGGCATCTTCGACGAGCTCGCCACGTTCGAGCGGGCGACGGCGCCACAGGCCGACCAGCGCCACACGCTCGGCGCCTGGTGCCGAGCGAAGGGCGTCAAGGTCGCGCAGGTGCAAGCGGCCATCAAGGCCGGCCGCATCTCGGCGGGCCTGACCGGCGACGGTCCTGTCATGACCGAGGCGGAGTTCGATGCTGCCGTCGACTTCCGCTACTCGAACACCTTCGGTGACCTGCCGCACCAGCGCATCCACGTGCCGGCCGAGCAGGCTCGCCAAGGCGGCACCAGTCGCGACCTGAGCCGGGATCCTCCGGTGCTCGACGACGGCGCCGCTGGTGCTGGTGGCGAGGGCGGCGGTAGCGCCTCGGGCGGCAGCGGCAAGGTCTGATGTCGCAGTACGCGTCTCGCGGTCAGCTCTCGCAAACAGGGCTGCCCGCGAGCGCGCTCGAAGAGTTGGACGGCGGAAAGCAAGACGAGTTTTTGGTGCTCAGCTCGGGCACCATCGACTCGTACCTGCGCGGCCGGTACCGGCTGCCCATCACGGGCGAGCTCGAGCCGACCAACACGTTCCCGCCGGAGCTGCAGGACGCCTGCCTGGCGATCAGCGCGTACCGCCTGCTCGTGTTTCGCGGCTTCAACCCCGACGAATACGACAGCAACTTCAAGGTTCGCCATGACTTCTACCTGGGCGATATCTCGCGGGGGACGAAGGGCTGGCTCGACAAGCTGAGCGCCGGCGCCGTCTCGCTCGACCTTGCACTCGACGCCTCCCCGGCGGTGGCTGAGGGCGGCGGCTTTGCGGTCGACGGCTCACGCCGAGGTTTCGACTCGTTCGAGGGCAACGGCGTGGGTGTCGGCGAGCCGATCGGTAGCTTCTGGGGCAGCTGCAAGTGAGCGGCGAGCCTTACGAGGGCACGCAGCTCTGGTTTGCCGGCCAGGCGATCCACGAGCAGCTAGCAGATTCGACAGTCGAACTGCGATTCGGGCGTGAGTGGCTCAACAAGAACGACCAGCGCCGTCGCATCGTGTGGGTGAGGCCTGGCGGTACGACCAACCCGCCCGGCCGCGGCGGAGGGCTGTACCGCTCCCCCGCGGAGGTGGAAGCTGAGGCCGAGATGGTGCCGACCGGTGAGCCCGTCGAGGCGCCGAGCGGCACACGCGTACAGTTTTGCTACGAGCCCGTGGATCAGGCCTTCGCGCACATCTACGCGGAGAACGACTCGCTACTCGAGCAGCTGTTCTACAAGCTGCTCGCCGCGATCAAGCTGGCTTGTGGGCACCACGCGACGCCGGGTGCTTACGCCTGGCCGAACGAGTTCGACGGCAGCCTCGGCAAGCGCCAGCCCAAGATTGAGCTCCGCGTCGACTTCACTTTCGCGGCGCCCGAGGAGATCGCGGCGCTCGTCATCATCACGAGCGCGGTGCACACGCACCGGTTCGAGGGTCACACGCAGCCCGAAGTCGACGACGAGCACGAGTAAATGTTCCGCGTCGGTGGCGACTTCAAGAAGGTCGACAACTGGGCCAAGGCGATGGGTGCAGCGCCCGACACGCTGCAAACCATGTCGCGCAACATGGCCGAGGAAGCGCTCGAGCTCGTCGCGCAGGGCTTCGAGCGGCAGAAGGATCCGTACGGTCGGCCCTGGAAGGACAAGCAGAACCCCGACGGCCGCCTGATTCTCGGCGGCAAGACGGGGCGCCTGCGCCGCGGTTGGCACCTGACGCGCGCGGGTAAAGAGGGATTCGGCATCGGGCCGAGCGTCGACTACGCCGTGCATCACCAGTTCGGTGCGCCGCGCGCCGGCGTTCCGATGCGCATGATGGTGCCGAGCAAGCGGCTCGGTCTGCCTCCGAAGTGGCGCGAGGCGTTCGCGGCCGTCGTCGAGGAGCAGCTCGCTGCGCACTTCAACCAAGGCGGTCGTCGCGCTCGAGCGCGCAACGGCGGCGTCGGTTTCGTGAAAGCCAAGCTCGCCGGCGTGAAGCGTCGGCTCAACGTCGCAGCCCTGCTGCGCAAGCTCTTGAGGAACGTCAGTGGCGAATAAGAACCCGACCGAAACGAACCAGCCCCCGGCCGAAACGAAAGCGCCCGTCGGTGAACCGATCGCCGCGGCTGCTGAGACGAAGGCCGAGGCGGCCAAGGGTCCCGAGCTCCTCACGCCGCAGGCATGGGGCGAGCGGCTCGGCTTGGCCCAGAAGGCGGACCCTGCGCGGCCTTGGATCGAGGCGCACGCCGACTGGCGCTACGCGGCTGCCGACAAGCTGCACGGCTGGACCGAGCACGCGCACCACTACCAAGGCCCCGGTCAGGAGCTCCTGCTGACCGAAGAGGACTTCAACAAGGCGCTCGAGGCGGGCGCCGGTTACCCGGAAGTGCCCGCGCACCGCCCCGCCTGCGGCACGGGTTTCGAGAGTCGGGCCGAAGTGAAGAAGAAGGCGGAGGTGAAGACCAATGGCTGATGAAGTCCAGATCGGCGTAAACGACCCTGGCCTCGGCCTGGTCGACGAGGCGACGAGCCTCCCTTTCATCTACGGCCCCTGCTCGGGTGGCACCGCAAACCTGCTCGAGTCGTTCAACTCGATTCCAGACCTGGTTGCAGCGCACCCCCAGGGACCAGCCGTCGAGCAGGGCGCGCTGGTGCTCGGCAATGGCGGCGGACCCATTCGCTTCATGCGGTCGGCGACGTCGGTGGCTGCGTCCAACACCGCAGTCGCCAAGACGCCCGCGTCGGGTCCGGACGTCACGATCTCGGGCTCCGCAAACGACTACTACGACGCCTGGTACGAGATCATGAAGGGCGGCGCGCTCGGCGCGGGCGAGGTGCGCTACACGCTCGACGGCGGCAAGACCTTCAGTGAGCAGTTCGTGATCCCGGCCGGCGGCACGCATGCCATCCCCGGGACCGGCATCACCGCCACCTTCGCGGCCGGCACCTACGTGATCGGTGTCGTCTACAGCTTCAAGACGACGCCCGCCATGTGGAACAGCACGGACCTGGCGGCGTGCTTCAACGTCATCGCCAACGACTTCACGCCGTGGGACTTCTTCGCGGGTGCCGGTCGCCACGCCAACGGCGCCGCAGCGGCCACGATCGGGGCCGCCCTGCAGTCGCAGCTGGCGGGGCTGACGAGCTCGCACCGCTACGTACGCGGCGTGATCGACGCCGGCGACGAAGCCGCTGCCGCCATCGCGACCGCGTTCGCATCGACCACCACCCCACGTGTGGCGTACGCCTACCGCGGCCTGCGTCGGCCGAGCAAGAAGCCGATGGTCGGCTGGGGCAGCCCGATGCTGGGCGGCGTCGACGGCTTCGCGCTGCTCGCCGCGCAGTCGCTGATCTCGACCGATATCGCGCGCTACGCGAGCAACAACCTCGGCGTCGCCGGCGCGAGCGAGATCGACTACGACGAAGAGAAGAGCGCAGCGCTCGACGCGGCCAGGATCTCGGCGCTCCGGACCTATCCGGGCGTGGGCGGGTTCTGGTTCAAGAACGGCCGGCTCAAGGCGGCGCCCGGCAGCGACTTCCAGTTCTGGCAGTTCGGCCGCGTCATGGACGTGGCGTGCCGCACCACCTACCTGTCCTCGCTGCCCTTCGTCAACACGGCGCTGCGCACCATCTCGGGCGGTCGCCTCGACCCCCGAGACATCAACCGCGTGGAGACGCGCATCAACAGCCAACTGGACGCTGTGCTCAAGCAACCGATCAACGCCGAGGGCTTCAAGGGCCACGTGACGGAGATCCGCTACAGCGTCGACCGCATGTGGAACGCCCAGGCAACTCAGGCGCTGAAGGGCGAGATCTCGATCGTCGCGCTGGCCTACGCAAAGAAGGTCAAGACGACGCTCGGCTATACCCAATTCCTGCCTGTCCTGGCGGAGGCCGCGTAAGCCCATGGCGCAGTACCCGAACCCTCAAAAGGTCGCCTACGAATTCTCGAAGTGCGAGATCGACCTCGACGGCGAGATCTTCAGCGAGGGCATCAGCAACGTCTCGCACAGCCAGCCCATCGAGGAAGGTGTCGCGCACGGCGCCGGCTCGCTCGAGCCGCAGTCGCGCACCGACGGCCAGCTCAGCATCGGCTCCGGAAATCTCGAGTGGAGCGACCTCGGCCGGGCCCAGCAGTTCATCGACAGGCTCGGCGACGGCTGGCAGGTCAAGACGTGGAACGCCACGCTGACCTACACGGCGCGCGGCCGGCCGGACATCAAGCGTGAGCTCTTCGACTGCCGCCTGCTCGACAACGAAGAGGACCATGCCGCCGGCACCGACCCGCTCGGCGCCGCCATGCCCTTCTCGTTCATGAGCCGCAAGCTCAACGGCAAGTCGCCAGTTCCAACCAACCCGACCTGACCGGTCGGCTGCAGCAGAATAGGGAGTAAAGACATGGAAGGCGAAGCTACGTCCGCAGAGCGGGATCCCCTCGATATCGAGTTCGAGGAGTTGGCGCGAAAAACCCCCGGCGGGACGCACGAGTTCGTCCTGCCCATCGGCAACGTGCGGTGCGCGTTTCGGGCGCCGTACCTTTCCGAGTGGGAGCGAATCAACAACCGACTGGCGGAGGCGAAGGATCGCTCGGTGCTGTTCCGCGAGCTCGCGGGTCAGCTCGTGTTGCGGCCTACTCGGCAGGAGTTCAATAACGCGATCGAGCTGAACTTCGCGTTCCCGCCTCAGCTCTACAAGTACTTTCAAGACACGATGGGCGGCGTCGCGGAGGGCGCCGCAAAAAAAGGTTAGACCTCTGGCAGGCCTCGCGTCGCACCTACTTGGGTAGCGCGCGAGGCCTTCTCGCGTTTGCTGGGTTCGACCCGACAGACGCGCCGGACGACGTCTGGGCCGGAGCTCTCCGCGTGGTCGATGCCATCGACGACGTGCACTACATCCGCAACGTGATCGAAAACACCGCCAAGGAATCGAAGCGCTCGGCTGCGAAGCCGTCGCCGCTGCGGTTCCGCGGCAGAAGGCGTTAGTTGGACCAAGCTAGTTTCGTCGCAGCGCTGATCGACAAGGTCAGCGGGCCTGCGCGCCAAATGAAGGGGCAGCTCGCGAGCCTGAACAAGGCTTTCCGAGACGTCACCAAAGGTGCGCAAGGCCGCGACGAGATGGGCCGCTTCATGAAGCGCAGCGGCGGCATGCTGAAAAGCATGGAGGGGTCGTTCAAGGGCGCCGGCAAGTCTTTCGGCGCCGCGGTCGAGTTGGGCGTTGGGATGCTGAAGGAGGGTATGCTGGTAGGCGGCCTGGCCGCCGCCGGCGTTGCCGCTGGCATCGGCGCGGCCACGATAAAGATGGCCGACTTTGCGCAGACCTCGCGCATCGGCTTTCAGTCCGTCGCCAAGCACGGCGCCAGCGCCGAAAAGCTCTTCACGCACTTCCGCGGTGTGGCCGAGGGGCTGGGCCTCGATGTCATGGACACGAACAAGCAAGCCATCAAGCTGATGGCGCTGCAGTTCAGTCCGAAGATGACGACGGACCTGCTCAAGATGGGCGCGGACATGCGCGCTCTCGGGGCGGACGCCGAGGGGGTCGATCGCATCTTCAGCCAGCTCGGCCAGATCCAGGCCAAGGGCAAGCTACAGGGTGAGGAGCTGATCGTCCTCGCTGAGAACGGTCTGTCGACGCAGCTCGTCTACGAGGCGCTGGGCAAGCAGCTCGGCAAGACGAAGGACGAGATCCTCAAGATGCAGCAGGCGGGGAAGCTCACGAGCGACATGGCGTTCCCCGCCATCATGGAGGCGGTGCTGAAGAAGACGGGCTCGAAGGAGCTCGGGCAGGCCGGCAAGCGCGTTGCCGACGAGACCCTGAGCGGCATGGCAGGCCAGCTGAAGGCGAAGGCCCAGAATGCCCTGATCGATATCGCCACGCAGGCGACGCCCGCTATCGTCGGGGCGTTCAAGCCGATCAGCGAAGAGCTCGGGGCGCTCTTCAAGAACAAGAGCATGCAGGAAGGCCTGATCGTGGCCTTCGAGGCCGTCGGCAACGTCGTGCGCGAGGCCGTGCCTTTCGTGAAGGAATTCGTCGGGGCGCTGGGCGACGGTTTCTCGGAAGCCTGGCCCGCGATGAAGGGGGCTATGGAAGTCCTGTTCGACGGCTTCGGCGGAAAGCAGGACTGGATGGGCACCGTCAAGGAGCTCGGCAAGTCGCTGGGTCAGATCGCGGCGCTCGGCGTGACCGTCGCGACCGTCTTCGGCGGTATGCTCGTCGCCGGCATTCAGATGGTGAGCGCGGCGGTGCAGATCGCCGGCTACATGTGGGAAGGCCTGGTCAGCGGCATTGGCTCCGCGCTGTTCGTCGTCGGCGACTTCTTCGCCAACGTGGCCGCCAAGTGGCGCGCCTTCGACTTCGGCGCGCTGGCAACCAGCCTGATCGACGGCCTGGTGAACGGCATCCGCAACGGCATCAGCCGCGTGGTCGGCGCCGTGAGCGAGCTCGGCTCCGCCACCGTCGCCGGCCTGAAGGGTGTGCTCGGCATCAAGTCGCCCTCGAAGGAGTTCGAATACCTGGGCCAGATGTCCGGCCTCGGCTACGTGCAAGGCCTCGAGGGTTCACTGCCCGCCAACAACAACGCTTACGGGCCCACGCTCTCGTCGTTCACCGGCTCCCCCGGCGCCGTTGCCGGCATGGGCGGGGGCGTGGGCGACGTTAACGTCACGGTGTACGTGGAAAACCACTTCAGCGGCGGCAACTCCGAAGAGCACGCCCGCGCGTTCGAGCATTCGCTCGAGACGCGTCTCGGCGGGGTGCTCGAGCGGCTCGCCGCTCAGGCGGCGG